TAACCGGCGGCGCAAATCTTCTATCTCTCGGCTATATGTAAGTTCTATCTGCTTGCGGCGTTGTTCGGCCGAATCCTTGACCAGCTTCAACATCTCATCTTCCCACTGTCGGATAGCGTCGCGCTCTATTTGCTGACGTTGTTCAAGCTCTTTCTTCTCCTCATCCGTCAAATCATTTGTATCTTTTGTTTTATCCTTATCCTCCGTATCCATTATAACCGTTTTATAAGACAGCGTATCAACATCAAATGTCATAGCCCGTTCAAGAAGACTTTTATATTTCGTAACATCTTCTGTCAAAACACCCATCTTTTTAATCAACTTGTCTATGGCTTCCGAATCTTGGTTTTCCGAATTGATCGCTTGATTATATTGCTCGCCCAATTCTTTCAACTCTTTTTCCCACTCTTCAATATTTTTCTTCCATTTATCTTTTGTTCCTTCAAGTTCCTTTTCATAAACTTCTCGCGCTTTCTCTCCTGTTAATCCATATTGCTTCTGCATTCCCTATATATTCAGTCGCAAGTCTGCTATTGGAAGAAATCGCCTCATTGGCAAGTCTTGTTCCTTCTTCTGTCGATTTCAAAAGCGTATCATCTCTTATTTGGTCCCAATCAGCAACCAGATAACGAACATAATCAACAACGTTCTTCAAACCATCGACGAACTCCTTAATCCACCCAGTAGATTCCATAATCGTAAGCTCAAGTCCTTCCCATGCTGAGGAAAGACCGGCAATTGCACCCACAGTATTATCACTCATGGTATTTACCATTGAATGAAAATCTTCCGTGCATCCGGTTACCTGTTTCCTTAATTCGGAAATTGCATTGGTATTATTAATAAATGTATTGAATGCGGATACACTTCGTTTGTCTGTTAATTCTAAAGTACCCGCAAGGTCGATTCCATTTTCTTTCAGTTCTCTAAATGCAACCGCCATATCATCAATATTCTTTACGCTTCTTCCTAAACTCTTCGCAAGTTTCCCATTTTCATCTGAAAGATTTAATAAAATATTTCTTGTCGCAGTCGCTGCTGAAGATGCATCAAATCCAGAATTTTTCAAAATTCCCATCAAAGCAATAAGATCCTCCAGCTCCATTCCATAAGTTTTCGTAATCGGTCCTAAAGTAGATAAAGCTGTTTCGTAGTCGGAAAAAGAAAGTGCGCTCCTTGTCGTTCCGATAGACATAGCTGAAACAGCCCGTTCTGCCTCACTGGAATCCATCTGAAAAGCTCTCAACGCCACACCTGCAACCTTTGCTGCATCGGCAAGGTCTGCGTCACAAGCCTTTGCGAAATCAAGTACTGCTCTGGTAGTATCAGTTATTTCCTTCTTGGTAAAACCCAACTTGGCAAGCTCGGTTTGCAAGGCTGTAACCTGCGAAGCTGTGTATGGAGTTTCTCTTCCAAGCAATAATGCCTGTTGTCGCAATTCTTTTATTCCCTTTATATTCGTACTCAATATCGCAGCAAGTTTACTATTGGCCTTTTCAAAATCTATGGCGGTCTTCGTCGCATTTTTAAACGCACTCGCAATGCCATTCAGAATATTTCCTATGATCTTCGCGCCAATAAATCCTTTTATAAGAGACCACGTACTTACTGAAAGATTCTTCATAGGTTCCGATAAACCGGTCTTTATAAGCGATCCCGTATTTAAAGCCATAGAACCGAAATTCTTAAGAACGTTATTTCCATTTTTTATTTGGTTGAACGCCTCAAATATACTCGTCTTATAACTTCCTATATCCATTTTTTGCTGAATATAAGCATCCGAATTCCGTTTAATATACTCGGTGTTCTTTTTAATCTGTTCGTTAAGCTGTTTCCTGATTTTCCCATGTTTATCCTCTTCATCGGTAATAGACCGGACGGCCGCCCTCAATCTCTTGTTTGCCTCCTGCGCCTCATTAATGCTATGCACTTCTCGCTGCATAATGCTTTGCGCCTCTTCTATCGTCACGGTCTGATTCCTTATCGCCTTTTCTGTCGCTTCTATCCTTCTTGCAAGTGTCAATCCTTGAGCGGTCTTTCTCTCCGCCTCGCTTAAAGAATCATACGACATCTTAAGGTTCGATAATTCTGCACGCAGTCCGATGATGCTCCCTTTCTGTTCGGTTTCCGCCTTTATCTGATTCCTAACCTGCTTGGTTATGACAGCAATGGCGTCGCTCTGTTTCTTGACATACAGCCGCGAGGCCTCCATTTCCCGATTATACTTTTCCTGCGATATTTCGCCAGCTTTCAGCTCATCTTTGAGCTTCTTCTGTGCCTGTTTCGCCTCTTCTATTCCCTCCCGGTATTTAGCGATGGCTTTGATGGCTTCGCTATATTTCACCTCTATATCGAGTATTTTGACCGTCGTATCGTTTGCCATAGATTAATATTATTATTGTTGTTGGGTTGTTGTTAACAGCAATTTGACCAATTCCACCTTGGCGGAACCGCCTGCGGCGTATTGTATGCTTACCACAGCGAAGAAACTGTTGTATTTTGAAAGATATATCGGTATGGAGTAGTCCAAATCGCGAATGTCGAACTCGCTTAACCGGAAAGACTCCGTCACTACATAAGGACGCCGGGTGATGGATTGGAGGTAAGAGAAAGTTTTATTGGTAGTCATATCCTTTGGGAACTGCCAGACATCCATCCCTAACACCTTATCGCCGCCTGTCGGCGTTGCAGAAGCCCCAAGGGGGCGCATCCAATTATAGGCGTCGGCCTCCCTGATCATTCCTACAGCCGGTTTTGCATCTTGCCATTCCACCTCCTTGTCTTCGACCTTATAGGTGTTAATCGTGCGTCCTGCCGCCGTGCTTGCACCATAAAATGGGAGTTGTATGATGGTCTTGTTCTTTTCTAAAACACCGTTTTCGGTCACAAGGTGGCTCTTTCCGGACTGATAGCCCCCTTCACTCTCCTTGTCCAATGATTCATTTTTCATTAAAAAGAACGAACGTTGACCCAACCCGCCGAAAGTGAATTTGACGCTTTCCGACCGACGGCCGTCGCTGCCGTTCAGCTTCCCGCTCCAGTCGATGTAACGACGCCTTGCGAGATTGTCCCGTAGGTCGTTGAAGTAGGCCGGCCGGACTGATCCGTCGGCGGTAGTTACGGGAAAGGCGCCGATCATGTAGAATAGCGATTTCATGAACGTAAGGCAGGAGATTTCCGGCAAGTTCTCGGTTACGTAAATATCGTAGCCGCCGCGCCATTCACGGAATGCAGGTTTTGCCGACACGGAAAGGACGGACGGCGTATTGACATTTTCCGAAAATCCGATGAAGATAGATTCTATCCATTCCCGGGTCTCCATGTCCAGCCCCTGCCTTATCTCTTCGTCTATGTTGAATATATAATATTTCCCCGCCGATTGCTCCTCTATCTCACAGGTAACCGTCACCACTTCCTTTATCTCTTCCTTTTCCACCCGGTTTTCAATGTGTCTGTATCTTCCATATATCCGAAGTTCTACATCATCCGCCGGCATGTCCTCTCTAAGTCCGTACCAAATCTTTATTTCGCCCTCTATTACCACGTTTGCAACATTGTCGTACCCGAGTCCATATCTGTATACATTGTTCACGAATATTTCATTCTCCATAATAGAGATATATTCACCGGTCTTGTTTACAAGAGGCAGACAGTTGTTTTTTCCTCCGACCGCAATCAAAGGAATAGCGATCGAGGATGTTGGAATCTCTACGGGTACGGAATACTCCGGATGCTTCCTCGACACCAGCGGGACAACGCCGGTCTTGATGAATTCGTGGGAGGTGTTGTCCGTGTCACCCATCGCATAAGGGGATCCGAAATCGAACGAGGTGCCGTAATGCTTGTTGATCATCTGGACAATGCGATAGACGGGAACAACGGGTTGCGGAGACGCGCCGGGATAACCGGGGGTGTACCAAGGTCTGGTGACGTCCATGTCATTGCGCCAATTGTCATAAGGAATGCCGGGTTCATTATCAGACCGGGGACCTCCTCCCGCCAATCCGGCGCGGTAAGTCCCGAGGCTCTCCAGCTCGCAAAGGTCGATATCTTCATCTTTCAGCTTGTCGAAGCCACCGGCCAGCTGCCAGGTCATCACGGCCTTGTATCCATCGGCCACCTCGTCGACGTATATGTTCCCGTCCTTGAACAATGGCAGGCCGTTCAAGCGGTATTCGGCCTTCAGACGGACACCATACATCTGCGAACCGTGACGGATGTCCTCTATCATGTCGAACGCCTCGCGGTTGCGGCGGGTAAGAGACAAGTTGAACGTATAGGAATGCGATGCCGTCAGCTTGCCGAGATCTTCCAGCAGATTGCTGTTCAACTTTAGCGTTATGCCGCTTGGCGTGGAAAGGTCGACGACGATGCGACGACCGTCCTTAATGATATACAGCTCCTCTTTCATATCCTTTGCGTCTGTTGTCGAAAAGAAACGGTGATTTCGATGTCGTTCAATTCCCGGTTGTCATGATGGGTAACGGTTCCACCTTCTACATTCACCGGCTGCCATATCTCACGGCCTCCGCGCGTATAACCGAGGAAAAGATCCACATGACAGGCGTCGAGGATGCTTGACACCTGATTGAACGTTTCGGCGTTGAGATGAGCGGCTCCGCAGGTGATGGATACGGAGGACTCTATCTCCCGCGTTCTTACCGCCTCGAAGTACATGCCGCCATATTCCCCGGTGGCGTCTACCGTATCATCGGACGGCTCTGTTTTCGTCGAAGTCGTTCCGGCCGTGAAAAGGTAATACATCAACAGGCCGTGTCGATCTATCCATCTGAGATACCTCCCGTCTTTTTCGGGCCTTACCACAAGGCGGGTGAGGACATCCGTATCCGCCAGCCGTTGAAAGGTATAGTCGAAAGTACGGTCGAACGGTCCGCTGGCTTTCTTGTTCCCGCTGAGCCGGTAGGCCGCGAGGATTCCGGCATCCGGGAAAGACAGTGCAGGGTTGAGGTCTATGATACCGTTGCGGCCGGCAAAACCGAAGCCGGTGTAATACAGTTGGCCGGTGGCCTTGTCGCGTTTCACTATCTTTCCGTTATAGTTCCATTCGGTGTCCGTCCTCGCCTTGCCGGTGGCGGAATCCATATAATCGACGGTGGCGCCATAAACGCCCGAAGCCTCCCATGTATCGCCGTATCCGCTCTCTTCTTTCTTTAGGAAGATGCCGAAATTCACAAAATAGACAACGCCGTAAACAGGGGCGTCTCCCGTAGTGCCGCCACCACTTCCGCCCTCTTCGCCGCCGCTTCCCCCGCCGCCGGAAGAATCTCCGTCTGAAGGGCCGCTGCCTTCTCCGCCAGAAGAACCGCCTCCGTCATCGCCTCCTCCCTCTTCCGTATCCCCGCCTGTTGTCGGAGGTGTAGAGGGCCAGTCCGGATATAGCTCGCTGTCAAAATCCATTTCCTTGTCGGTCGGTGCTACGATCGTGCCAAGGTCTACTTTGTCAGCGAATGCGTCGGAAAGTCCCGGACGGGTCGCAAGGATACTGCCAGGGGATTTCGCCATGGTACTTGTGCCGATGCCTGCCGGCAATGTATCCGAATAGTCCACGTCGGCGATGGAATAACGGAAAGTGAATAGGGTAGAATCATAGCGATTGCCGTCGTATCGTGAAAGCATCGTGCTGTCCTGGGTAGCCCGGAGCATAGATACAAGCATCGGATAGTTCCGGAACCATTGCAGGGTCCGCGTAAAGCATTCATTGTCCTTGTCGTAAACGTATGCACCGTGTTCGTTCAAACGCTCGTCCATACGCAGGCCTCCGCATACCACCGTCAACGCCACATCAAGCAATACGTCGCCCTCCGGAGTCTTTACCCGAAGAGATGCACGTCTTGCCCGCTCGATGGCAATATCTGGAAAGAGAAGCGTCATGATACCGGATATATACACCTTGGCATAGCCGTTGTATAATGCGGCTTCGAGTCTCTTCCCTCCAAACTCCACGATAACGGAAGCGGGCGAAACGGCGTCCGTATTGCTGATGATGACAAAATTCGAGTTATATGCGAAACACACTTCATCCGGATACGCCACAGTACCGCTATAATGCCAATCTCCTACGTTTGAAAAACTCTTTATTCTCATCGATTATGCTTTTTTGTTGATCTTTTCTACTTCTATCGAGGCGAAAAAGAAAATCTCCTTGGCAAGCGTTTCCATTTCCCTGTTGATGCAGGTGGTGAAGATGTCATCGAAACGGTTGTCTCGATGCAAACGTGTGCCGCGCTTCATAATGCTGTAGGCGATGGCCCCGGACATGGATCGTAAACCGCGCTCATGCGGTGAAATCGAAGACGGCCGTTTGGAGGGGATCGGGGTAACGGGAATGCCCTTGTCTATAATCCACTGCCGGATGATACCGAAAAAGCCTTTCGGGACGCGGCCCCCGCGCCGGCCGCGCTCCATCACAAGAAACGACTTCGAGCCACGCAGGATGCCATGCGTCGCCGTGGCCTCCGTCGACAGCGAACGGACGGAACGGCCCGAGGCGTTGCGTCCAAGTGCCGCCATCCGACCTTCTATCTCCTTTTTCACATTGTCGAGATGCCCGGCAATGATTTCTTTTATCGTTTTCATCGCTCGTCACTCGCAAGTTTTAAGTCCGTCAAGCTCTTTCAGCTCAATGGTAATGATTATTCCCGTCAGATTCTCGTCGAGGGCGTCATATATCACTTGGTAAGGAATATCTTCGCCGACGGGCTCGAACTCATCACTCTCATCTACCGCCTTGATGAAACGGCAGGAAAGTGTCTTCATCGCCTCCACTCTGTCGTCGTTCTCTTCCCCGTCAAAATCGAAGTCGGCGGCGCAAAGGAATGCGATCTGTGAATAGGGGTAATCCCGGATATCGTGCCACGTCTTTCTGAATGTGCCGGACGGTGGCAGGATATAAACGACGGTAGGATCTTGGATGCCATCGAACTCTACGTTCGCCTGCGCCCAGTTGGCAAACAGGTATTTCAAGCCCATCGACTCTACAATGCGCTTTACTTTCTTCTGGACCGATATTTCCCGTTGTATTGTACTCATCTGTTTTTCCTCATATATTGTTTTTGCAATCTTCTTTGATACAAGTCAAGTTCGTTGTCGTTCTTCATGCACTGCCATATCCGGAACCATGCCACGTCGGAAACTTCGTTTTGGTCCTGTATCCCCATTCGGCGGGCGTACCAGTCAAGCGTGCCGAAGAAACCGAAGTTCAGCTCTCGGACACCGGCGGAGATCTCTTCCTGAGAATAGGCCGGCCGGATCGACTCGAAAAGACTGCTGATGCCTTTTATCTCTTTTGTGCAAAAGTTGCAAAGCCCGAAAACATCGCATGCCGGTGCATCATGTACCTCTTCATCCGTCAAGCCAAGCAGGACCTTTGCGCATTCAGCCACCGGGTCTTCGGCTTTGTCCGACGACATGATATCTTCAAGCATCCCGTAACTGATCATGCCGAGATTTTCCGGCACCGGCTTGCCGGCAATGGCCACAGGCCTTTCGGCATCCCTCAGCCCCTCCATCCAATCGCTCCGGTCGTTCTCCGACATCAGCGGGAAAAGCGTAAGCAACTCTCCGTACTTGATGCTTCTGTCGATCTTATATTCCATAGTTCGTTACCTTATATTGCATTCTTCCTTGCCCCGGTACCGTATGGCACCTTAAAGCCATATTCATGTTAAGCATGTCGAAATAGTCCGGCGAATGCCCCAAGATGGCCTTCTGTTCGTCCTTGCTGATAATGGCTATTTTGGCCGTATCGTCGTCTATGTGCGCCTGCTTGATGGCCATGAGTTCGTTTTTTATCTTCTCCTGCTGTGCCGGAGTCGCCCCGACGATTCTCATCATGCGCCTGTTGACAAGATCGGCCAGCATGAATGCGCATTGCGATTTGAGGTTTGCATAGCGCGGATCTGTCGGCCGGCCGCCGCCGTGGAATTCCTTGATGCCATTCAGGTAGCTTTCGAGGAACCAGCCAACGCCGTCGGCGTCCACGATGGTACGGCTTCGCGGAACGCCGTCGCGAATCATCAGGTCGCGCAAATCCGTCTCTACCTGCTTGCCGGGACTATAGGGCCGGTCGATGGCAATGCGGCATACGTTGCCCGTCCAGGAACCCGCGATATAGTTGTCGTGCCCTTTCCCCGCGATGTCCGCCGAGATGGATTTCGCTCCCTCTTCCCTGACATGTTCGTTATAGAAAAGATCGCATACGGCGTCATAATCGAACAAGGCGGCCGGGTCGTCGTCGTATTCCCAATTACCGTCACGGATACGCATTCTTGTCGTCCTGTCCCGAATATTGTCAAGGTTCTCCAGATATTCCTCTGTAAGAAATGGGTTGTCACGGGCCACGGCATGAACATAGGCGTATCCATCCTCCAACTTCTTTTCTTTCCATGGCCTATAAAAACGGTCGTACAGCCATCCGCGTTTCGGGTTACAGGTAAGAAGTATCTTGCCGGGAATCTTGTAGACGTCGTTCAAGTGGCGTCCGACACGAGATTTCAAAACCTCGAAGGCAAGCTCGTTGACTTCGCCGGCCTCTTCTATCCATCCACCGGTGTATTCCTTAGAACCGAGACGCTCGAACATCGGATCATTGAACGGCATGAACTTCAAATCGAGGAAAACAATTTCGGAACCGTTGTCAAATGTGATACCCTCCTTATTGGTACTGTAGCCCGTGTAATGATGAAAAGAGGCGACTTTGTTAAATGTGACAGAGATCGACTGCTGCGAGGATTTGATTTCCTTTCGGCCGGCAAACCAGCGAGTGCCAGGAAGAAAACAACAACATTGCATCAGCCATTCGCAGCCAAGCCATGACTTTCCGCCCCCACCCGCCCCACCATACAGCAGAAACTTCGTAACGTCGTCACGAAGATAGTTATAGGCAAGTCGTTGGCGGAGATTGACGGGCATGGTGTTTTATCCTTTGTCGCGCAACTCGTCGGCCTCCGGCGTGTAGGGAAGAAAGTTGAAGCCGGTGAACGACTGTTCCATTTTCAATGTTTCGCCGTCCCTGCCAGTGATCTCCTGACGCTGTACGTCCTTGAAGTGTTCCGGGTCGAGGTTCTTCAACAGGAAGATCCCGGCCGTGACATTCGGCTCAACGCGCTTTGTCGTGGTGGTGGTCACCGTGCGGACCACGTCCCCCTTGACGGTAGTGTACTCGCGGCTGGTTTGCTCATACTCGTAGCCCTTGGCTGCTTTAGCAAGCGATATGAAGACGTCGCGTCCGATGCTATTCTTGTACTCATCTTTAGCATTTTTTATTGCATCCGCAAAATCCGCTTTTTCCATCCATCTGTAGTAAGTCATGCTGTTGATGCAAAAGCTCCCGCAGAACTCTTTCAGCGTCGCGCCTCCGTATTCCATCAGGCCGTTCTCCCGGACCCATGCGGCGCAATTCTCTATCATTTCCTTGTTAAACTTCGCCAT